ATGTCGATGATCTCGACTGTTCGGCGTGGGTTCGCAACCTGCGCGGTTGCTAGCGTGCTGGTATTTGCCGTCCCTATCACAAGCGAAGCTCTGGTAGCTCGAATTCCGCTGGGTCAATTCGTTATGGGGGCGGTTCGGGCCGCTGCTCCTGCGGCTGCTACTGCGACCGTGGCGGGGCCTGAGGGTGCGCTGATCGTTGATACGGTGGTTGCGCTGGGGGCGCTGGCTTATGTCACCCGTGATACCTGGATGCCGTGGGTTTCCGGCTGGCTGGGGTCATCTACGGCGCTTAATGTGCAGAGTGATCCTCCGTCATCAAATTTTGGTATGTACTTCACACTATCGAATCCTGTGATTGTTACCGGGCCAAATGGAACGATGAGCATAACGGCGACGAAAACAGCACATACGGGCCATTCGGATGACTGGTTTACGGAGTATATTACTTATCAATGCAAGAACACAGACGGGACGTATGCGTCCGGGGCTCCATCTTGGACGCAGCCACAAACGTCCATGACAAATATTGGCGACACTAAGACTTGGATGATTCCGTGCACGAATGGCGCTAGTCCGTCCTTCATTAAATCGTCTCGGGGCTCGTATCCTACGTTTAATCAAGTGGAATGGGGCACACAGTACGATCCTCAGACTGAGGGAACCTATCGCGTTGACGCAAGCTGCAGGAAGACTGATGGAACGCTAGTAACGGTGTCGATAACGACGACGGCTCCTGCTGGTCGTGGGCTTAAGGTTCCTTCGTGTGACGCGGCGTGGGCGGGCTCGCATGCTGAGAAATTCACGACGTTCGGGGCAAACACTGGGGCTCCGATGCGTGAGCTATCCTCAACGACACTTCCGGCAACCTCGGCGCTTTATCCGAACTGCGTCGGGGCTGGGGTGGCGTGCACGTATGTCGTGCAATACAACGGGGTAGCGTGTGAGATAGGTCAGGTTGAGTGCATCAATTGGGAGGTCCGCAGACTGGCTTTCCCTGCGGCGTATGCCTGCATGTTCGGGGCTTACGCGGTTGCGCTGGATCTGTGCGCTATCGATGAGCGGGTCTACGAACCTGCGGGTGTGGTGTTGACGCTATTGAATACGGATGGGGACCCATACACCTATGACGAACCTGTCCCACCGTGGGCGGCTCCGGCTCCAAATACGGCTACGGATCCGATACCCGCTCCGGTGCCAGGGACACAAACGACGCCAGGTCCGACACAAACCAATAACTCCGACTGCTGGCCTTCTGGTTCGGCTGCTTGGAATCCTGCGGAGTGGGTTCTGACTCCGGTCAAGTGTGCGCTGACGTGGGCGTTTGTTCCTGACGCGGCGACAATGACGAATCTGTCAAGCACAACGGGGGCAGATATGGCGCGGGTGGGTATCGCTCCGATCGCTGCTGGTGTCGCTTCAAATGTGGCGCTCGTCGGGCAGGGTGACGGCTGTAACGGTCCTGGGGTGACGTTTAGCGCTGTGGGGATAGTCAAGGAGATGCATCCATTTGCGGCGTGTACGGGGACAATGTCGACACTTGCGGGGATCTCTAGGGCCTTTTCGACATTAGCGATTATCGGTATCGGGGGATTCTCTGCGCTGCGGGCTATTGGTGCGGGCTTCGGCTTTGACGTGTCGATGGGTCGCGGCAAAGGTGGTGAGGCGTGATGGTGCTGGGTGCTGATGGTCCTGTGGGGCCTTATGAGCGTGAGTGTAGGGAGTGCGGCGGGATACAAAAGCGCTCCTGGTACGTGTGGATTTGCCAGCGCTGCGGTTTGCGGGAATCGTCGTGATTACGGGTTGGCTGTTGACGGCGGGGCAGGCGCTGCTTCATGCGCTGCTGTCGGTTCTGCCTACGGTTACGGCTCCTGAGTGGTTGATGGACTCTACGGGTGCCGCTGCAACGGTGTTTAGTGCTGCCGGGTCTATGGGCGTGTGGTTTCCGGCTTCGCTGCTCTTGACGGTCCTAGCGGGGCTTCTGACGCTATGGCTAGCAGGATTCGGCATCAAGCTGGTGCGGATGGTCGCTAGCTTCTTCACTGCTGGTGGTGGGTCCGCTGGCTAGGTTCGGGTGGGTGCTGTGGCGGCTGGCGCTGACCGGCTGCTTGGTGGTGTGGGCATTTAGTGGCGGGCCTTTGCAGGCGCTTCTGGGCTGGTTGGCGCTGGGCTATCTGCTGGTCCGGGCCTGGCCTGGTGTGGCTTCTGATCTTTACCGCTTGAGGTCGCTGCTGCGCCGGCGTCGTGGTCGTGCGTCGGTGCGTGGCGGTGAGTTCTGATGGGCATGGGGTGGCTGGCGGGGACTAAGCAGTCTGAGCGGGCGCGTCTGCGGCGGCGGGCGTATCCGATTCACTTCTATGTCGGGCGCAACGGTTCTGGCAAGACATTGGCGGCGGTGTTCGACACGTTGCCGGATCTTGACGCGGGTATGCACGTTCTTTCGACGGTGCGACTGCTGGATTTCCGCAATCCAAGGCCGTGTGATGACGACAAATGCAAGGATCTGATGCACGTGCGCTCCGACCATATGGCGGCGCATCCTCTTTACGTGCCTTTCACGACGTGGCCGCAACTGCTCAACTGGTCAAAGGGCTCGGTGATTATGGATGAAATTACCGGCGTGGCGGACAGTAACGAGAGTGCGGCGCTGCCGACGGCAGCAGGCAACCACCTTGCGCAGTTGCGTCGTGGTGACTGTGCGGTGCGGATAACGGGCCTGAACTTCATCCGGGCCAACAAGCGGATCCGTGAGGCGGTCAACGCGGTAACGCGGTGTCAAAGCTCGTTGCCGGTCACGGTGTACCACGAGGACGGTACGCCGAAGCTGTGGCGGGCGCGTCGGCTGGCGAATTGGAAGACATACGATGCGGAATCGTTGCCGATGGATGATATCAGCGAGGGTGCTTGGCTCAAGGCGCAACGCCTCTGTAGTGGGAGACACTGGATCCCGACATCGTTGGCGATTCAGGCGTATGACACGTACGCTCCGGTGTTGCATGTGGGCACTGTCTCTGAATCGGGCCGCTGCGCGTACTGCGGTGGCACTAGGAGGGCTCCAGAGTGCTCGTGCGTGGACTATCAGGCGTCGAAGCCTGCGCGTAGGTCCGGGGCACCGATGCCGCGCAGCGGCGAGGGCACGCGGACACGAACAGACTCCCGCCTAAAGGTCGCCCCTAGCAATGGGCGGGGCAATGGCTCGTAGATCGCTCGGACGTTGTGACATGCTAAAGGCCGGACTCTCGACTGTCCGGCCTCTAGCCAAGCTAACGGTGTGTGCCCGTTATGGAATCAAGACTACCTGCTAGACCCGACGCAGGGAACCTGCGACGGGAAATGAGGTACGGCGCGCGGCATGTGCTGTGGGGACTGAGCCACGATAAGCGGCGGCGTGAGTGCGGGCGAGGGGTTCGCTCGGCTGATGGGGTCAAGGTCAAGGTCACAACGGTCGACGGTGCGCGGCACGCTGGGTGGTCTGGGCTGTCAACGTGTGGGTCTGTCTGGTCGTGTCCGGTGTGCTCTGCGAAGATCGCTAACGCTCGTCAGGCTGAGCTCTTGGCGGCTATAACTGAGTGGACGCGACGTGGGGGCAGGATCGGCTTCGGCACGGTCACGATGCGGCACTATGCGCACCACGAATTGACGCGGCTGTGGGACGGTCTTAGCGGTGCACGGCATGCGATGTTGTCGGGTCGGGCCTGGCAGGCTGAGCAACGTGATGCTGGTGTGCTGATGCCTAGGGTCATCCACTCGGGCTCGCGTGCCGGGGACACCGTTCTCGAGTCGCTGATTCCGGTTGTCGGGGTGGTGGAGGGGACGCACGGGGTTAACTGGTGGCATCTACACCTTCACATGGTCCTATTCCTGAGCGCTGAGGCAACCTCAGAGTCCTTCGATCTGCTGGGTAGTCAACTGTTCATGCGCTGGCGTGACTCACTCGGCGCGGCGGGGCTTCCTCTGCCGAACTTCCGTCACGGCAAAGACTTTCAGCTAGTGGAAGGCGACGCGGCGACGCGGCTAGCTGACTACTTCTGCAAAGGGCAGTATGAGGGGTCGATTCCTGACTTTGCGGCTGAGGCGGTAGCTGCTCGTCGTGGGATCTCGCTCGAAGTGACACGTTCGGACATGAAGGATGCTTCACACGGGAACAAAACGCCGTTTGGGCTTCTGCGGGGGCTGGTTGAGGTCACGAGGTCGGGGGATATGGGTGTTAACACTGTCGAGTCAATCGAGCGGGACACCGAGATTTGGCATGAGTGGGAACGGTGCTCCGCTGGGCGTCGGCAAATCTCCTGGACTCCTGGGCTCCGGGAGTTCTTGGGCGTGGGTGCGCTACTGACCGATGATGAGCTAGCGGCGAAAGACTTCGGCAATCCTGATGAGGTCCACGGCATCGACTCACTGACACATAAGCTCATAATTGCGTGCCGCGCTGATGGTCAAGTCCTGACCGCGTTTGAACGGTCAGAACTAGACGGCTGGCGCTTCCTGAGCGTGTTCAGTGGCGCTGCAGACTACGTTATTTCGGATCGGCTAAGTCTGGCAGAAGCGGCTGTGCGATGTCGGCGTCGTCTTCGAGCGGCCAGTTAAATGGTTGGACACGCTGGAGGATCGAAGCTACGACATCGAGGTCGTGGGTAGTAGAGAGCGCGAAAAGCGCGTCACGCATCTGGTTGCGTGTCAGTGCCTCGATCTGCGCGGTAAGTAGTCTGACTTTGTAATGGTACAAGGTTAAGGGTTTTGGTTCGGTGTAGTGCCAAGAGTAGTGCGTCCAGAGGCAAGGGTCGTGACCGCAACCTGCGCAATAGGTGGGGCCGGTGGGACGGTTCGGGTTCTTCATGGCGTGCTCCTTAGCGGTACTGCTGGTTGCGGGTGGCGCTTCCGAGGTTAATGAGTTCTGAGACTGACGTGCCGTTGCGTGCTCCCATACGGCTAACGGCGTTAAGGATCGCGGTCTGTGCGGCGTTCGCGTCTAGACGTGCCCGTGTGGCGGTGCGCGGGCTTGCGTGGCTGGTTTCGATGAGGCGCAAAACGATCTCTTGTAGGCGCTCAACACTGAGCATGACCGTACTGAGGTCGTTAGCTGTGGGGTTGGTGTTCATGGCGTGCTCCTAGTCGGTTAGCGGGTTCGGCTGGCCGGCGCTTCACCTGGCCTGCCGCAACGCGGGACGTACCTCGGTCTGTGGAGGCTCGGTGTCAATAGCCAATAAGCGGAAACGTGTTGGGCATGGTGCGGAGCACACTCCTGGCGTGGCTGGGTGGCTCCTGGTGCTATTGACAGCGAGACAGGCCGTGGTACGGGAAGGGGAACGTTTCAGCGTAGACCAGGGACGGGCTCATGTGGTCGCGCTAGCGGCTCCTAGGTACTCCGCAAACAAGTGATCCGGGGCTAGAAATGGGTGGGTATGCCCGGAATGTCGCTACCGCGGTAGTAGTCCTTTCGGATGAGATAGGAATAGTCCTTCTGGGTGGTTTTGAGATTGTCGGGTGCGGTGGTGCTTTTGCGTGAATTGTTCCTAGGTGTTCGGCGTAAGGTCTGGGTGTCGAAACAAACGGCTCACGCGGTTAGCGGGGTTGTCCGGTGCAGTAAGCAAACGGGAAGGCAGAAATGCGACTTACGGGTGTTCTGCTCGACGTAGAAGATTACGCGGGCGAATTCGTTGGCGAGAACGGGTCAAAAGTCAATTACGAGGGCAAACGGTTGCATGTCCTCGACGGTCGGGAAGTGGTCAAGGTCAAGATTCCCAAGGACCAAGTCAACAGTCACGGGCTGGGCATCGGTGAGGCCGTTGACCTCCGCGTGTCAGTCACGGCAAACGCTGGTGCGCGCAGTGCGTACCTGACGATCTTGCTCGTAGGTCCGTGGGAGGGGGCGACACATCTACGTTCGGTCGCATCGGGGTGAAGCGCGGGCGAGGTGGGGCGGCTGAGGAACCCACCCCACCTCTAACCTCCGCTGTGACAACCAGACCCACAAGGAAGGCATATCCGATGATAGCTCTCGGGAGGTGGCACGCATGACTGACGTTCTGACCCAAGTCCAAACGGTCTATGTGGCGGGCGCGGGGCTCGGGCTGTTTCTGTTGGCTGTTATCGCTGTGGGGACGTGGCGACGATGACCGACCTAGTGACACCGCTATTGCTTCCGATGGTTCCTGCAATCAAGCAGGCGTTTCTGGGTGGCGGTGCTGTAGCGGTTGTGGCGGGGCTGAGTATCTGGTCACTAAAGAAAGGCTGGCTGCTTTTCAAGGATCTCCTTGGGAATGACAGGGTGCGTGACATGACCTGGGATTATGCCGGGCGGATTGCTGACATGGATGCGGCGATGGGTACGGCGGATGACGGCTTCAACGGGGATTCGATGCAGGGTCACACGATGGCTGACTACGGTGACATTAGTGACTCTGGGTGGTCGCAGGAGCAAGAAAACGCGGATGAGTCAGGTGAGTCCGGGGCGTGGGAACAGAGTGCGCAAGAACAAGACGCGGCTGCAAGCTCATACCTGGATAGGTACCGATGA